CTAATGAAGAACGCATAGTCACCAGCGTCTAGTCCAGCGGCACTCATAGCTGCTTGAACGTCCTGTGCAATTACGCCAGCGTGTGTTCTTGCTGCATCGCCTTTAGCCTCAACTGCGCTGTTCCACTTGAACGTCTTGAACAGTGCGCTAATAGCTTTAGCCGCTGTCATTTCAGCGTCAGTCAGTGCTGCGATTTGCTGCTTTTCGTTTGCGTCAGATGTTTGGATGGTGCCGTTGGTGGCGTAGATGTCATCGAAGCGAACATCAGGCCGTCCTAAGTTAATTGCATTATCTCTAGCACTACCATTTGAAGCGTTAATTGGTCTAATTGCGTTATTAGAGTTTTCAAAATCTAAGCCAGTTGAGCCAGAACCAATATAAAGCGGGCTTCCGCTGCCGCTGCCAACACCAATATACCCTATCGTGGTGCCGCTCCAGCGAAAGTCAATAATAGTTCCAAAGTTTGTTTGGCGATTCAAAAGCAGGGGCTGTGCACCCGATTTTGTTGCAACAACTTGACCACCACTTAATTCAACACCCACTACGTTAGATGACGAACTCGTCTTACCCACCAGCAGATTGCCGCTGCTGTCAATACGCATCATTTCAACGACAGAAGAGTTTGCTACAATAAACGGTGCAGAACTTGTTGTTCCCCAGTAACCGTCATAACCGCCGCTACCAGCAAGTTGTATCTTGTAAGTGTTGCTGTTGGTAGAACGAATTTCTATCGGCACACCAGAAGAAGCTACGTCCAGCGCAGTATCAGGGGCGGTATTACCAATGCCCACGTTGCCGCCGAATGGCTGCAAAACTAAGGGGCCAGCCGTGCCAGCGTTTGTAGTTGACGCTATGCCAATAGCATCATTGGTTGAGTTTATATAGCCTGTGTAAAGCCCATACTCATTGCCGTGATTTACAACAAACTTGCCAGAACTGTTAGCTATTAGCCCAGCATTAGTTGTTTGAGTAGATATACTGCCACTTTTCGCTTTAATTGTGCCAGTTACGTCAACGCCTGTGGCTGTGGTTTCAAACTTAGCAGCATTGTCGTAATAAAGCCGAACAGCACCATCGGTGAGAAACTCACCCATAAACTCTGTTGCGCCTTTTTGCAAAAACACACCAGCACCATCTGATGAAATCTTTAGATTACCAGCACCTACGTCAGAAACCCAAGATGAACCACCATCGTGGTAAATCTGCAAGTCAGAGCCAGCACCAAAGATGGCCTTGTCGTTGTCGCCGAAGATAATGTCGTTGCCGTTGGTGTCTAGGTTTCCACCTAGTTGCGGTGTAGTATCGTCAACCACGTTGCCAGAAGCTGCCGCTGCTGAAACCCAGTTAGTTCCATTGTAAGACAGCACATGACCGCTAGTTGCACCAGCAGTATTTACATCTGAGATATCATCAAGTGTTGTAGACAACAATGAAAACGTGCCGTAAGCTACAATGTCAATCAAGTCATTGAGTGCTGCACCTGTGGTCAGAACTACGTTAGACCCATCAGTAGCAGTAAAGTCTGTACCGTTCTGTAGCTTAACACCATTAAGGAATACATCAATAAAGCCAGCGTCATAGGTTGCAGCAAAGGTAGTTTGACTTGCTGTTGCTGTGTAGACGTAGCGATTAGCTGTACCATTGACTGATGAACCAGCGTTTACCCAGCCTGAACCATCATACACCTTCATAATGCTATTAACTGTATCAAACCACAAGTCACCTGTAGTTGGGCCTACTGGTGCTGTTGGTGAGATAAAGTAAGTATCAGCAAAAGCGTTGACACTGGTTAGGTTTGTAGCAACAGTGTTGACGTTAGCAATGTCTGTACCTACAGCATTTACATCAGCAATGTTTGTAGCAACTGTTGTTACGTTAGCGTTATTACCAGCTACAGTTGTGATATCACTTGAGATACCTGCTAGTGTACCAATGTTATTGGTTGGGCTAATCTGACCTGCAACAAGGTTGACATTAGTTTGGTCTGTGCCTGTGAGAGCCAAGTCATGCCATACAGTATTAGTGGCATCGTATACCTTCATAATATCAGAGGTAGTATTGAAGTAGATTGCACCATCTAGGAGTGCATTACCGTCATTGTCTACGCTTGGATCACTAGCCTTTGCCCCAAGAAAACGATCATCAAAGGTATCTAGGGCTGCTTCTGCTGCTGCCTGTGCTACCTGTGCTGCTGTAGCTGCTGAAGAAGCTGTACCAGCGTCTGTAGAGGCTGTAGCGGCTGCGTTGGTAGCTGTGGTTGCGTTTGTGCTGGCAACATTAGCATAGTGCTTTGATGAGTAGTCGGTGGTTACACCGTCACTGAGGGTATACTGAGTACCAATGGGATGGATAGCAAGCTTAGTAGCATCAGGAATGATTGAACCTGTAGCTGTTGCCACTGCTGTGTTAGCTGCTGAAACTGCTGCTGTTGTAGCCTGAGACACAGCACTACTGACCACACCAGCTACTTCTGTATCTGTGTATCCCTTAGTAGCTGCATCAGTGCTAGCTGTAGGCGTACCTACGTTCTTAATAACACTGCTTTGTGCATCCCACTTGTTGTCGTTTCCAAGCTGAATAGAGTCACCAGCAAGGTCTGTTGATTCCTGTGCTGCGTGGAATACCTGAATGTTACTATCATCCAAGTCTTCCTCAGTCAACACTGAGCCAGACGCAAAGTCAACTGCACGTGCTGCTAGGTTTGTAGTACGGCGAACCTGTACCAGAGTACCAGATGCAGGGGCAGACGTTAATTGAACAGTAGATGAAGAAGGAAAAGTTAGACCTGTCTCAGCCACACCATCCACTGTTACACTGATTTCAGCAGTGTTTTGATATGTAAAGGGAATAGAGAACTGTGTGGTAGTGTTATCCCCTGTATAGTTTTGATATGATAAAGCCATTTGTTTTCCTATTTAGTTTGCTGCTTCATTAGCTACTTTGTTTAGTCCCTGCTTAACAACATATAAAGATGAGAAGGGGGCAAGCCTTAAAAACTTACGCCATTCTGATTCAGTCATGTCGCCTTCTGCAAAGTTTCCTAATGTTTGTATTGCATTAGATGCCATTGACAAGGCTGGTGGTGTAGTAGCATACGAGTTACCACCCATCATGCCTGTTGTTACTTGTGCAATATATCCAAACACACTAGCCACACCAATTAGTTCAAGAGAACCTTTAGTCAAGTTTTCCATACTCATACGTTCTTTAATGTATTCATCGGCATCACTACGTCCAGCCGCAGCCATCTGTACCTTTGCCATATACATAAGAGAACCCATGAACATACTACCCATAATAACTTTACCTACTACAATATCGCCATGCCTAGCACGAACACCCATACGCATTGTCTGCTGTTCTAATGCTGCCAACGGAAAGCTAAGAAATTGAAAGATAGTCTTACCCCACTCACTACGTAGTGTGCCATTCACAGAACCCAAGTTCATTTCTTGTACGTTCTGAGTAGCCTCTCTATAGACAGAGATGGAAAAAGCTTCCCTTACATCATCACCTGAAACACCCTTGGCAGATTTAATGTCCCACTTGTCTATATTCAAAGACTGTAGAACCTTACCGTTGTTTCTTGTAGTAGCGTGTTTCTTAATGTTAGCAAAAATTGCATCTGCCACATCATCATCAATACCTAGCTGTTCCATCTTGATCTTTGAGAAGGGCGGCTTACCTTGTGCTGCTGCCCTAGTCCATTGTGAAGAATAGTTTAGCATAGACATGCGGCGTAGGCTAGCTGTTACTCCTGACAAACCTGAGAGTATAGAGACTTTTTCTCTAGCCCTACCTAGTAGTTCATCGTGGAAAGTTATAGCCTCAGGCATCATAGCTGCATCCATATCGCCACCCTCAAAACGAGAGGCACGATTAAACTTAGACGTAACTACGTCACCACCTAGTCCTGTCATTACTTCTAGTTCACGTAACAACTTATCATCAAGCTGACCATTGGCTGCTTTACTGTAAAGCTTACGATATTGAGGCATAGTACGTAGTAAGACTGGTAGCGAGTACTCTAACAAAGAGTTAGTCAACTCCATCATAGCAGCCATACCTGACATGCCCATGTTAGTAATAAAGCTGTACTCACGTATACGTCTGTTTAGCCTTCTTACGCCATCACTAACATCTTGCTTGAATACGTGCTGACCAGTAATTCCGTCATACATGTACTGCAAAGCTTTTTCTTCTGCCTCAGTACCTGTTATACCTTGTTCAACATTCTCTTGCTTAATCTTAGCCATGAAATCATCAAAGGATGAACCAGCAGCATTAGTGTTAATACCATTACGTGCTAGTCCAATGCCACTTGACATCTGGAATACGTAAGCATTGTGTAAGTTTTCGATGTCATTCTCTAGTAGTTCAGAGAAAGACAATTCTTCTACATCTCCATTAACATTTTTAGCGTTGATTGTTACATTCTCATCTAGCACTAGTCGAGGCTGTGCACGTTTATGTGCGCGTAATCCCTTAGACTTAGTAACTGCTTCTAGCACTCCAATGATAACATCTTCGTCTAGTTCCTCTTTCTTTAAGGCAGCAGTCAAATCTTCTACTGATAGGTCTAATCCACCTACGTTACCACCCTTCTTAAAGGGGCGTGACATTACTGTTTTGGCGTAGCCAGTAGCCATCTTACGAATGTAGTTATTGATAGCTTTCTGAGTTACACGCTTACCTTTAGCAGTAGTCAATGCCCTACGTACTGCATCCTCAATGTCAGGTTGTCCAGAACGTATGGCTTTTTCTACCAAATCTGTTACAGCTACGTTGTCATCTCCAAACCTAGCACGTATCTTGGTAATACCGTTGTCACTAAAAAGTCTAGGTAGATAGTTAGGATGATTGTCTAAGATACCTGTAGTAAAACCTGCTACATTATTCTTAATAGCTAACTCACCTAATTCTCTTTGTTGTTTGTGTACATCGTCTGCTACTTTTCGTACCTCTGTGGGTACAATAGCATTAGGATCACGCATAGCTTTTGATACTAGTACGTTAAAGTCTTGTACTGAACCACCACTACCTGCCATCCAAGCCTTACGGTTTACTGTTAGACTACGTGCAAAGCCTGTGCGGTATTTACTTTCTAGGTAAGCTTTAACCTCAGATGCAGATGGATTTACCACCTCACCTGACTTGTTACCTGTACTATTCAATCCCAGCTTATCTGCACCAAGGCGTATAAATCCGTTGGATGATTGCTTGGCTCTAACAAAAGGAGATACCAAGCTACGTAAAGCGTCTAGTCTAATAGCCTTGGTAAAGGCATTACTGCCTCTTTGAAAGGATACAGTACGTGCCTGTTCTGCTGTAATCTCGTTGATAGACTTAGTACCTAGTCCAGCAAAGTCACCTGTTGCAGCTTCTTGTGCAATAATCTTGTTAGTAAGTTCTTCACCTGAGTTAGACTTTAAGAAAGCCTGTTCATCGGGCGTGAGAGCCTCACCAAGCGCACTACGCTGTGCTAGCTGATGTACCTTCGCTCGTTTAGCAAAGGTCATTCCAGCAGCACTTATACCGCCTTGTAGACCTGCGCCAAATAGTCCAGCAAGCATGACATCACCACCATCAATATCGTACTTCATTGAAGCACGTATACCTTCAAACACTGCTGCCTCTGCTGCACCTAAGCCAGCACCTATCTTCAAGGCTTTGTATACATTGTAACCCTTCTTCAGTGACCTACCTGCTTGCACAGCAGTACCAGCCACAGCCGTAGCTGTACCAGTAACAGGCGCAGCAGGACCACTGATAGCTGATACAGCAGCCGTAGTTCCAACAATACCTGCCACCTCAGTTGGGTCAGTCATAGCAGCTAAGATTGTAGCCCCTATACCTCTCCAACCAGCAGCAGCTAGTTCTTCTCTATTCTTATTAGTCTTACGATAGTCCTCTGCCATTGTCATAGCATAGTCAAGACTCTCAGACCTAGCTGCATCAAAGATGTCTTCGATGGCTCTTTCATCTGTCAACCCTTTAGTAAGGGCATCTGACATTTCAGTAGTAATCTCTGTTACAGGATTGTAAGGATTGGCTGAGAATCTATACAGATTACGAGATGCAATAGCATCAATGTGTTCTTCTTCTCTTGCTTTGCTGTACAACGTAGAGAAATCTGTTTGTTCGTTGGAGATTTCTTCCTGACGTTTCATAGCCTCAAGAGAGTTTTCACTTAAACGAGAGACAAAAGGACTAGGTAAAGGTTTACCAAATCCCAACTTCTCTTGTGTTTCTTTAGAAATCTCAGCCATTATGTTATCCTTTTACAGCCGCAGCCATTTCTTCCGCACGATTAGGTGTCTGTTGATACCATTTTGTTTTGGTGGTAGAACCATCTGCCTTACGATTGTAAAGCATGTTAAAGGCTGCTTCCTCTAATGCCGCTGTTTGTTCTGCTGAACCCTCAGGTGCAGAAGCAGCTTCTTTAATAGCCTTCATAAAGCTAGGCCAGCTAGATGGAAGATTAGGCGCACCTAATTGATAAGCCATACTTATAACACCTAGCTGAGTTTCCTCAGGTAGTGCTTCAAAGTTAGTAATCTCATCAGCTAAGAAGGTACTAATCTTCCTAGTCTTTAGTTCCATAACTGCATCAGCTTCTTCTTGTGTGATGTTTTCTACATCCTTAATCAAAGCTAGTTCATCAGGCTCTAGTGCAGGTAGATAGAAACCATACCCTACTGAACGATCTTTGCCATCCTTATAAGGGTTAGACTTAAATCCTTCTTGGGACTTAATTAGATTACCTACTTTTTCTGCAACGGTGTTACCTGTCATATCTACTACTTTTCCTGTTTGGTCTGAAAATACTGTTCTAGTGGTTTCGCTAGGTGTTGTCTCGCTAGGTAGTGTAGCTGCTTGTGCTTCCTCACCTGTAAAGAAAGAACCTACGGAATCCACCAAACTGGCAAAGAAACTTTCAGCCTTGTCATCAGGTATCCCCTGTTCCTTAGCCTTAGTAATGACACTTTCTTTTACTGCTTTATCTTTAAACATATCAGTAAAAGCGTTCATAAGGTTTACTTCACCAACCTCAAAGAAAGGTTTTTCTTCTACCTGATTAGCTTCATCAGCTTCGCTTGCTTCAGCCTCAGCCTGAGTACCTAAAACCATAAGTGCTTCGTTCTCAGCCTTGATAGCTTCATCCTCTGGAGATATGCCTATCATTTCATTTAATGATGCACGTACCACTCGCAGTGCCTCAGCCTGATCAGATGTAATACCTGTTCTAGCTTCTATTTCAGCATCATCAAGATTACCTAAGTCAGCTAGATCAATAGTTGTGAATACACCCCTGTTCGCTGTAAACTCTGCTTCTCTGTTAGCCTCTACTCTTAGACGATCAACCATCATCTCCTGAGATAGTGTACCTAACTCAGAGAACGCCACAGTGTCAATAACAAAAGGCGGTGCAGCACCATCCTCAGCTTCAACAATAATGTCTACAGCATTAGGGTTAGAAGGATTGACCTTCATAGAAAGTCCAGCACCCTCACCACGAATACTCTTAGCTAAACTGTTTATCTCAGGTACTAGCATTGCTTCATTCAGATAATCTGCCGCTGCTTTCTCTTGACCTGCATACTGTTTGATGTCTGTGTTTAACAGAGGCACAGCACGTTTAACACCGTTGGTGCTTTCTACTACCAGCCAATCTTCTTCAAGATAACCAGCCGCTAGTTCCATGGCTTTCTCAGTAGACATACCGTCAGCAGTTACCAAAGCTTTTACAACATCTTTAAACTGTGCTAAGACTTCGGCAGGGTTCTGAACATCCTTGTACTTAGAACCAGACCACCATGATGTATCTGTAGCATCTAACATTTTGTCGAGTGTTACACGTGAACCTGCATCTTTATATAGATCGCCTTGCACTGCATTTAGTGCTTGATCAAACTCTCTACCAGCAGGACCAGTTAGAATATCCAAGGTACGCATACGTAGTAAGTCATCTTCTTTCAATGTCTTACTGCGCTTAGTTAGACCTGATGATAAACTCTCTACAGTACGATACGCAGCAAAAGCTTGTGATGCTAACTGCATATCCTTCTCTGGATTACCAGTGGAATTTGTTAATACTGAAGCACCACTACTGATTGCGTTCTTATACTGTGTAGGCATAACCTGAAAGGGTGTATAGAACTCATCAAAAGATTTAACTAAGTGTGCCTGTTCTACAGCAGCAGGATTAGCTGATGGATCACCACGCTTAAACTCAGGGCTAGCTGCGTTCACAATGTCCTGTGTTACTGCTAGCTTTGCTTCTAGTTCTTTTGCATTGTTAGCTTCGTAGGCAGCTTGTACATCTTCGGCTGTGATCTTTCTTGTTGTACCAGTCACTGGATGTGTCATCTCAGTACCAATAGCTAGATCACCCTGCTGCCCTGTAGTTACATAGCTAGCTAATCGCTGACTTATAATACCCGCAAAGTAGTTATCTTCACCAGCCTTGGCTCTTTTCTTAGCCATGCTAGCTTCGTTGCCTTTGATACGAGTTACTATATCAGCGTACTCAGCTACACCAAAACGGTTTAGGGATTCAGGTGACTGCAACCAATCTGTTAGGGATGTCTCACCTAGCATACCAGACTGTTTATCAGCCAGTTCCATAAGCTTATCGTTGAAGCCTTTTTTATCTCTACCTGTCTTAAAGTAGTCTGATACAAGACTATTGATAAACTGTGCCTGTGCTTCTCTAGGCATGTCAGGGTCTGTAGTAATCTTTGTAATTTGATTAAGAACTACAGCATCAGATTTGTCTAGGTCATATGTAGCCTTAGCTTGGTTATATCCGGCAGCAGGATCAGCAAAGAACTTAACAGTACCTAGTTCTAAGTCTTCCTTAATTGCTGTCATAATAGCTGGATTAGTTCCAGCATCCTCAAGCTTTGTTAAATAATCTGTAAAGTAAGCCTGTCTATCAGCCGCTATTTTTTCTGGTCCAGCTTCAAGATAAAATTCTTTGTTCTGTTCGTACTGATTAACTGATTCAGATAACAAATCTGTTACAGCAATCTTTGCTTGGAAGGCTTGTTTTTCTGCAATACCTGCCTGTACTTCTCTGCCTAGCTGTTGTTGCCTTTGTCTTTTTATTTCAGCGTCTGCTTTAATAGCAGGTGTAATAGCATTAACAAACTCAGCTAGAGGGTTTGATACTTGTTTTTCAGCAGGTCTAGTGTATGTCTCTACTGGTGCAGCCGTTGGCCTTACAGCAGCCGTAGCCTGTAAAGGTGCTACTTGTACTCTTTGTTTAGCCATGATCTATCCTTATTGAAAGAGTGTGACATTGCCACCCTGATTAAGTACATTTGCACCTAATGAGTTTGGTAAAAAGCCACTAGCTGCTGACATTCTAGGTCCACCTGACCAGCTTATACTAGATACTGAGGGTAGACTAGGAACAATTGTTGGCACTATCTTACCTACTTCAGTCTGTATGTCCACCATTTGTTTTGCAATATTCTTAGGGTCTAATGCTTCTGCTTGTTTCATACCAGCATAAGCTTGTGCGCCAGCTTTTACAGCGTAGGCTAGGAAGTTCGGTGCTTGTCCACGTGGTAGAGAGTTAATCCTGTTTACAGCCTCAGCACTAGCACCTATCTTTTCTAGTTCAATTTGATTACGCAAGGCTTCTGTCTGTGCGTTTACTGTAGTTACTCCACGTAAACGTGCAGTCTCAAACTCTGCTACTGTTCTATCCACAGAGGAACCAGAAACCCCTGATTCACCTGCGGCTACTGCTGCCCTCTCTTGTCTTCGTAAAGCTTCAAGTGACAGTTGTTGTTTCTGTGCGGCGGCTGCTTCACCTTCTTGGATCATGCGACTGTTTAATGATTGTATCTTTAAGTCACGTGCAGAAGCAGCATTTATACGGTTTTGTTGATAACGTGCTTCATCTTGTTTAGCTTTGGAACTAGCACCTAGAAACTCGATAGCAGTGCTACCGATCATCATCATAGTCATAGGGTCCATTTTATATCCTCACAAATTCTAAAAAGGGTTTATCCCCTTCGCCATATGTTTCATGGCGTTTAATAAAAGTAAACCCTACGAACCTTAACCACTTCAAAGCTACATGGTATCGTTCATCACAGGCGTTGGTAAGTACAGGGTATTTAAGGTTAGCTTCTGCTACCCACTGTTTAGACTGACGTAGGAATGGTAGCCATACTTTATGTATTGCTGGGCTAGTAAGTAGCCACGGTGTTCCTACCATGTCATCTATTTCACACAGACCATACATACCTGCAATTTCGTTTGTGTCAGTTACTATGATAGTGTAACACTCCTCAGAGTAATCTAAAGCATCCTGTAAAGCTTCTTTAACATCTCCATGTGAGGATAGCACCTCTAGCCTGTCTTCTTCTCTAAGATTAGAAGCTAGGTAGTCTACATCAGATTGAATACTATCTCTCACATGGACTTTCATTACATTCTCCGTGAACGTAGGTTAAAGAAACCTTCATACTCTGCTGATTGGAATACGCAAGGGAAGTGGCTACTACTTTCTAGTACCACATCTATTGAGTCTGACTTACCCACAACGCCAAAACGATATGTGCCTGAGTCAATAGCTGCTTGGTTTAGAATATTGGAAGATGCCCCCACAACACGGCCTGTAAAGCTACGAGTATAAGTAGCACGTTTAAGTGGTGTTACCTTAACGTCAAAGAAACCTGTGTCATTATAAACAACTGCATAGTTTCTAAGCTGTAAGTGGCCTGTCGTAATAGGATTGTTTTCCTGCTTAATTACTGGTTCTGAGAACTGGTATTTAAACGTATAAGGAATACCTGCATAGACCACCTCTGATGCACTAAGCAAAGCTGCTACATCACCCACTGTAATTACTTTACC